TCAGGACTTGGGGCAGGTGTAGGCTTAGGCTCTTCTGGCTTTGTTGGCTCAGGTTTAGGTCCAGGCTCTGTAGGCTTTGGACTTGGCTCTGTAGGCTTTGGACTTGGCTGTGTTGGCTTTGGACCTGGTTCTTCCGTAGCAGTGTTATCAGTTGGTTTTGGCTCTGGCTTATCTGTTGGTGATGGTGAAGGCTTTGGCTTCTCTGGTTCAACTGTTGGCTTTGGGGATGGCTCTGGCTTAGGTTGATTTGCGGCTGCTGCTGCAGCCTGTGCAATTGCTCTTTGAATTTCTCTTTGCATTTGCTCATCATAGTAACGCCATGCATCATCAATTGCGCTATTAACATCATTGATAGCATTATTAAAATCATTTATAGCATTATTTTTTTCAGATAAAGCATCTGCTGTATCATTTACTGCATTTTCGTATTCAGATTCTTTATTGGTTAGTGTTTGATTTAATGAGTTTAGTGTTGCAACCTGTTGGTTATAAACATTTAGTTTGTCATTATATTCTGACAAAGCATTATTATAATCTTGTTGCGCTGCATTTCTTGTTGCAAGCGCTTCGTTATAATCGTCTATTTGCGACTGAGTTGCACCTGGACCAGAAGAAAATGTTCCAAGGTTACAACTAAAGTTTTGTCCCCATACTCGTGGATTTCCAGAATAGTCACAACCTGCTCCAGTCATTCCACCAGGAATTGTCCACCCAAGATGATAAGATCCTGGTCCTCCTCCGTTATACCACCATATCTCTACATCCAAAGTTTTGTCTTCGCTTACATCATATGTTGGAGACCAAGCGCTCCATCTTACTCCTTGCTCTACCCAGTTATTAACGGCAGGCTGTCCATTGATAAACATTCTAAAGCCATCATCTGTATATCCTGCAAATGCTACTGTCGTAAACCATGATGGGGCAGTTATCTGTCCAGCAAACTTAACTATAAAATCTTCATATCTATTTCCACATACTGGAAGTTGCATGTGGTTTGAGTTCCATGTACCAGAACAAATAACGGATCCAGGTACTGCTGAATTTCCACTTCTTAATAAGTTATAAACCGTATAGGCTAAGCCTGTTCCTCCAGCAGCCTGCATATTAGACTGTGTGGTTTGAAGATTAATGTTGGCTATATCAAGAGCATCTTGTGCATCGTTCTTGTCTTGAAATGCATCTTCTTTGTGATTAAAGGCCAGTTCTACTGTTACTGTCTGGCCATCCACATTTGACTCAGCAATTTCTACTTCTTCTAAGGCTAACTCTTCTGCCTCTACTACATCTTCATAATCTGCAATTTTTGCATCTCTGACATCCCGCAGATTTTTGGCATACATAAACTTGTTCTCTGCTATGTCAATCATGCCTATTAGACCGTCTTTATAGTCTAATTTATCTACTGCGCTATTGAGGTTTTGAATCTTTCCTGCTGCAACAGTTAAAGGGTCGTCAGAATTAGCCCCTGTTGGTGCTATAAGTAGCCATCCAAAAGCAAGAATAAAAACTGTAAATGTACGCAAGAGTTTTTTCAAGTGGGGACTCTCCTCTTGCTTATTATATCAAATTATTCAATTAGACATGCTAATATAACAAAAAAGGGAGCCAAATTAATGGCTCCCTCAGTTGTTGGACTAATTACTTAACTAAAGCAACCTTAGCCTTTGGATTCTTCTTGTTCCACTGAAGAGCCAACTTGTTGAATGCAGCCTTCATAGACTTAATTGCTGCTGCATTATCTGCAGTCAACTTAGCAATCTGTGCATCCTTATCAAGTAGAGCAGCATCTGATGCTACCTTAGCAGCAGCAGCCTTATCTGTTTCTACCTTAACTGCTGCTACTAGTGCTGCATCTGCTGCAACCTTAGCGGCTGCTGCGTCTGCTGTTGCCTTTGCTAGTGCATCAGCAAGTGCCTTGTCTGCAACTGTCTTTGCAGCAATTGCTGCATCCTTTGCAGCCTTCTCAGCAGCAAGTTCTGATACTAGATCACGAACCGCAATCTCTGCAAATGGTGCAAGTGTTGGAGCAGTCAAACCAACTACTGCTGCTGCAACTGCATCTGTTGATGTTGTTGGAGCAAATGTAATTAGTGAGCGTGTTCCTGTTGTTGGAAGAGTTGCCTTAAAGGTTGCTGTTCCAAAATCTGTTAATGTAGCACCAGTTGAGACTGTTGCTGTATCTAGTACTGCTGTTGCAGCAAATACTGTTGCTGTAATTGACTTACCAGATACCTTGTTACCAAATGCATCTGTTGCTGTTACAACAATGTCCTGCTTTGTTCCTGCTGCACCTGCTGTAGGTGCTGCAACTGTTAGGTTGTTAATCTTTCCAGCGGTTCCCTGTACATAGTATGTAAGAGTTGTTCCGCCGTTGTTGATTACAACGGTACCAATTGCTGTTGTCTTTGTGTAGACAAAGAATGTTGCAGTTGTTCCAGTGCCTGTTGCAATTGTCAAAGATGATGATCCTGACGATGCTCCGACTGGTGCTGCTGATGTGTGTAGTGCAGATACGATTGTTGCATTAGTTGCTACTGCAGAAACTGATGTTCCTGCTGCTACTGTTGCTACAAATCGTAGCGCATCTGCTGCATCGATTGTGTTGTCTGCTGGAACTGGTAATGTAGCAGGCGTTGCAATTACACCGTTAGTAGTGTTTGCTACTGAATCTAGTGTTACCGCTACTGTCATTACTGTAGCGTTTGCAGGTGCTGCAGCGATTGTGCCCAATGTCATGGCTGCAACCACGGCAAGAGCGATTTTCTTAAATGAATTCATTTTTCTCCTTGTTTGATTAAATTAATTTGTATTCATCTAGGAAATCCTTGATATCTTCAGGAATTTCCCTAGTTTCTAATTCTACCATATCCCTTTGCTTTTGTGCAAGTCGGGATGCAGTAGACCAGGTATGGATCTCGATTTCTAGATTAGAATCCTTGCTGGTATGGGATATTGCTCCAAATACCGCCCCACAAACGGCATCTGCCAAGTCCTTAGATTTCTTGCGTGGGTGGTCAACTCTGTTATTTCTCATAATCTTGAGTTCACTCATCTCTTCAAGCAATAAAGGAATCATTGGCATAGCAACTCTTTCTTCATATATCATCATTGCTAAATCTTCATAGTGTTTTTTAGCAACAGAAACAGTATCAGTTCTTATTCCAACAGCCTTTAATTCATTTTGAATATCAAAAGACTGCCATCTATCAAACGATACCATTCCAATATTAAATCCTTCTCTGCGAAGGTTTTGTATCCACAGTTTTACCTCAGATAGGTTAACTGGGCCTTCTACCTTTGGCTCCCACCAAGCAACGGCATCAACAATAACAACTGGTGCTACCTGCTGGTAATCTTTAATAACCTGAATATTAACCCACTTATCAACATGTGCAATTGCTACTGCACACTTGTCATGCTTTTGTGCAAGGTCAGCATGAACATAATAAGTTTTATCTGGATCTGGCTTAAAGCCTGGATCAAATCTTCTATGACTATCCACAGGATTTCTTAAGGTCATACATCTTTCTAGTTTATCTTTTTGCTTAAAGAAAGCATCAGATGAATATGTCGGGGTACAAAGGAAGCGCATCATTGCATCTCCCATATCTTTAAAGAAAGACATTTTAAAATCTTCAATACTTCTAGTAGGGTTTACTTCCCATGTAGGTCTTTTTAATGCATAAACTTTTGGTATTTTATATGAAACAATATGGTCTTCTTCCCATACAATTTCAAGTTGATTGCTTGAATCATCATGTGGTAAATCAGGATTAATTATATAGGTGTGTCTACGTTCTATTACATCTTTATCCATGATTACATCGTCATACCGCTTTGAAATAAAGTCACCCTGATATCTTGGGAAAGAAAGTAAAACAACCTTGCCTAGGTCTGGGAAACGAGAATCTACTGTACCGCTAAAGGCTTTATAGATATTCTCAGCAGTCTTTCCTTGATCATTTCCAGTGCCAACCTCAGATGCAAATCCAGAAATTTCATCAAGGACTGCCATTAGCAAGTTCAAACCTTCATGCGACTCACGCTCTGAGTGTCCAGAATAAACAGTAATTGATTTATCAAACTCAACGCTGTCTGCTTTTGGATTATACTTGCCTGCAAACCATGGAGATCTTTCAATCTTACTTTTAAAACCTTTGAAGAAAACGTTTTTAGCCTGTTGAGCGTTTACTGCAACGTTAATAATATCTATAGCGTCTCCGCTTGGCTTTCCAAAATATCTGGCAGGGTCTTTAAGACAAAGTAACTTATAAACAACATAAGCACAAGCAACAGTGGAAACAAAATCTTTGCCACTACCTTTACCCAACTGTAAAATGATTTCGTTCTTAGTATATTTTGCATAATATTTGCTACCTTCTACTGATCCCATTAACTCTTCTAAGTCTTCTTTTTTATAAATCTGACTCATAGCCTCAACAATGTCATACTGAATCTCAGACAATGATGGCTGTCCAAGAAAGTCTGGAGACTCAACAAATGTCTTTGCATTTACTGGAATCTCGTCAAAATTGTTTTCTTTTAAGACCTCTAAGAAATCATTGAACATCGTGGACAACTGTTATTACCTCTCCCTCTTTTGCAATAGAGGAAAGTCTTTGCATAATAATGTCACGTACCTCTGGATGAGATGAAGCAATATCTCTTAGAATTGCAACAAGAACCTCTTGTCTTTTTTCAATCGCAACCATTTCTTCTGCAAGTTCTTTGTTCTCAAGAAGCCCAGCCTTTTGAAGCATATCAATACGCTTTGACTCAATATCCATAACTAGTTTAATTGCTGCAGTCTTTGCACCAAGATTATTGTTCATTGACGCTTCATCAATAACTTCATACGACTTTGATATAAGTTTTGTATAGTGTGTGTCTGCTCCTACAAGTGCTTCTTTAGCACGAGCACGAATTGCTGAGTTGTCTGAGGCCATAGCCTTCCACTCATTGATAAGTGTGACGACACGAGTGCGTGGAATATCCAATTCTTTTGAAATAACTGTTGGGTCATTACCCTTAAGGTATTCAGAAACTACTGTATTTACCTGATCAAGGTGCTTAACTAGGTCTTCTTCAGTTGACATTATACTTACCCTCTAGTCTATTAATTTCATCCTTGAT